GAAATAAATGCATCAGGACGTTTTTATAATTGACCCATCTAAAGAGCCACCAAATCCACCCACAGCAACTGTCTATACTGTTATGGGAAAGGAAGACTACATAGAAAAAGAATCCGGTCTTCCATGCCTTAATGTAAGCGTAGACGAGGCTGAAAGCAACCCCTACGCCCATGCGATGAAGATTGTGGGAACTTCCACCCCTCGCTTTTTTGTAAAGCAGGGTCTCTACGGAAAACTTTTCAACCCTCTAGGCTTTTTCAGCGAGGGGAAAGAGGCCCAGAAGCGGCGACATGCGGGAAGGCTTGAATGGGAATTGAAAGAGGTAACAGAGAAGGTCTTTAATTTTTACGTTAATTTTTTGAGAACCAAGAATTTATCTTATATACACAATGCCGAAAGGGAACTATCATGAAAAAAGGGAAAATTACAGAAATCGAAATCGCATGCATCAAAGGTATGATAGCAGCAAACATTTCAGAAGAGGACATGTCCAAACAACTTGGGCGTTCTATCTCCGTCATACAAAAAGAGGTCAAGAAAGCTAGCGACGAAGCGGTTCGAGACCAGCTCGTAATCAAAAAGACAGGCAGGGGCGAGAGTGGCATTGCCGCAATGACTGAGGCTGGGTCTGTGCGAGCCGACGACAATCGTTCTGCCAGAGTACCAGAAGCACCAATCCCCGCACGAAACAAATGGGTCCACAAAATATATGGCGAATAACAGATCCGACAAGAGTAGCTACCCATCCCGATACTCCCCTGAAGGATGGGTGTCCCCTTATCAATACATAACAGAGCTTATATGCGAAAAAAAAGCCCAACAAGACCGCAAGGAACTCCCCATAAAATTCTGGGAAATCAAAGAATGGAAAAGCTTTTACCGCTATCAAATAACCCTCGCCACCTCCCTAGTAAAAAAATATGGGGCAGAGGCGGTTATAGCGGCCCTTAACGACAGGAGGTGCTATAAGACGTACTCCCTGAGAGCCCCGTTCCTCAAGCCTATCATAGAGGAACATTACAAAAAACGCGAGGAAGAAAAGGCCGCGAGAGAAGAGACCCCTTCTTATGACTGCGACAGCAAGGATGTCTTTTCCAGCAACAACAAAAAACGGTCGATACTTTCGGATCTAGAGGATTTGGAATGACAAAAGATATTATTAAAGAATACGGAGATGTTCTCCACGACCCCTCGTATATAACCGACACAGAGCTTTCTGTTATCCCTATAAGTCCAAAGATTGACATTGCTCTGGGAGGTGGCGTGCCAGAGGGCTCTCTCTTTATCATGACTGGCCCTGAGAAAGTGGGCAAAACGGTAACCGCTCTAACGTTTTGTGCGAACTGTCAAGATATTGAGAGAAAGGTATATTACGGGAACATTGAGGGGCGCCTAAAAAAGAGAGACTTGGAAGGCATAGTCGGACTTAGCATGGAGTCTGACAATCTTGAGATCATCGGTTCAACACAGGGCAATATCCTATCTGCTGAAAAGTATTTAGGCATATTTGATAACCTGATACACACTCAACCGAATTGTATCTGCGTTGTAGACTCCTTCTCTGCTCTTTCAAGTGAGTCAGAGCTAACGGGCGACATTACCGACAATCAGGTGATGAGCGTCCAGAAAGTTTTAGCAAAGTTTTGCAGAAGAATATCTAACGTTCTTCCAATCAACAAGGTAACAGTAGTGGGGATAACCCACTTAATGGCTAACGTTTCTAGCTTCGGAAGAGGCAAGACTAAAGTAGAGAAGTCTGGAAGCGCGCTTAAGTATCAGGTGGATGTAAAACTCCACGCCACCCATTCGCAACCAATTATGCAAGGAGACACTCAGATAGGTCAGACCGTCCACTGGCAAGTAGTTACATCGGCCATCGGAGCTCCGGGGCAGAAAGTATCTAGCCATATCAAATACGGACGGGGAATATGGAAAGAAATGGAGCTTGCCGACTTATTGGTTGACTTTGGCCTTGTTCAAAAAAGCGGAGCTTGGTTCAAGCTTCCCAACGAGGAAAAAGTTCAGGGGAAGAATAATCTAGCTAAATATCTAGAAGACAACCCCGACGAGTACAAAAAATTTGAGGATGATATTTTCTCTATGGTAGGAATAGAAAGGTAATACCATGATTAAAAAGAGCTTGATGCTAATTCTTTTGTTTGCTAGCACCGCCATGGCGCAAGCGCAAGACAAGGCGCTTTATCAGCACCTACAGGATGTCTCTGTAACTGTTAAGAGCTTTGCAGGAGAGGGTTCCGGAGTCATTGTGACGCGAGAGGTTGCAAACTCCGCTGGAAAAAAGGAAAAAGTTAATTTTGTCTGGACAGCAGCGCATGTTGTCGATGGTCTTAGATCCGTTAGAGTAGCCATCAAAGATGGCAAGCCTCAAACGATTGTTGAATTTAAGGATGCTCAGATTGTTAAAGAATTGGTTGAGGATGGTCGTCGTGTTGGCGAAATCAAGATGGAAGCCAAAGTCATCAAATACTCTGACGCCGACAATGGTGAGGACTTGGCGCTCCTTATGATCAGGAAGAAGGGGTTCATTGACAAGACTACAATCTTCCATGCACCAGATAAGTCTGTACCCATTGGTACAGAGCTCTACCACGTAGGCAGTCTGCTCGGCCAAGTGGGCAGTAATTCGATGACGCGAGGAATTTTGTCTCAAATTGGCAGAGTTCTAGATCTAGGAACTGGAGACGGCGTTATTTTTGACCAGACTTCATGCCCCGGCTTCCCCGGATCGTCTGGAGGAGGTGTTTTTCTTTCCGAAAGAACGAAAGGGCACGAAGGTCACTACGTAGGGATGCTAGTACGAGGAGCCGGTGAAACGTTCAATCTTATCGTTCCGGTACGGCGTATGCGTAAATATGCTAAGGCAAACGGAGTTCTGTGGGCAATTGATCAAAATGCCCCCACTCCTTCCTATGAGAAGATCCTAAAGCTACCTGTTGAGGGTACAATTGGTTCGGGGGAAGGTAAGGGAGCAAAATCCTCAAAATCCTCCACGCAATTCCCGTTTCTTTTTAAGTCCTCAACAACACCAGAGCGAATTTCACCGTTTTTGCCAAGGCGACCCATTGAAGATTAAAGACCTAGACGGTAACATTTATACTTGGAGGACTGCGGGTCACGTTGTTCGCTCAAACGATCAACGCCCGCGCTCCAAGCTTCACCTGAGAGCTCGATGTCTTCTGAAAGAGCTTTATCCGGCATTGCAAATCATGGAGGAAGTGCCCTTCCAACTGCGTAGGAATCAGTCGGGATTTCTCGATTTCTATATCAACACTATCAAAACAGTAGTAGAGGTGCATGGCTCACAGCATTACAAGTTTAACACACTCTACCACACCAGTGTTCATGATTTTATTAACCAGAAGAAACGAGATGCATCCTTAGTAGAGTGGTGTGAGCTTAACAATTTAAATTATATAGAACTTCCTTTTAGCGAAAGTGTTGAAGAATGGAAGCTAAGAATACAGCCTCAGACCAGCTAAAAAAACTCGATTCCGTTCTGGATGAATATGAGCGGTCGCTAGGGGTTCCAGAGTTTAATGATGAATTTCATGATGACTCGGCAAAAAGATATATGGCCCTCTCTAGAGGACAAATAGAAAAATTAACACCCGCCGAATGCGCAGAAGCAGCACTCCTTCTAGGCTCTCTTTCGTTTCATATGCAGAGAGCATATAACCGAGAGGTTGCTCGGGTGAACTGGGCAAAACAAACTCTTAGATCCACCGTTGCTGGGCGAGAGCAATCATATAGGGGGTCATGGGAAAGTCAGTTCAATCAAGCTGTAGGGGAGGATGGCTATGCTCGCAAAGTGCTTGCCATTCAAAAATACGCACAGCAGAGAGCTGATCGCCTGACGTACCTTGCGTCCTCCATCAAAAATATTAGCGATATATTCTTGGCTGTTCAAAGAACAAAGGCGATGAAGCATGGATAAAAAAGAACAACTGGAAGACCTTTTAGATTCCCTGTCTCCTAAGCAGCTAGAAGAGCTTCAGGCGCTGCTGACAAAATCTTCCGTAACATCTAGGGAGACTAAGAAAAAAAAGAGGCGAGGTAAGAGACGACGCAAAAGGCGAGAGGCGGCAAAGGCGCGAGAAGCAAGAGAAAAGCTGCCTCAAAAACCCGATGAATCCGCTGCCGCTGAAGATTTTTTGCATGGGATCAAGCTTACCAAGGCAGAGAGGGAGCAACTGGAAGAAGCGTCCAAGGCAGACAAGGCCATGGGTGTTCACGACCCTCGCGAGCAGATGCAGAGACCCAAGGATAAAACAGACCATCGCGTAGAGATGCGGTGTAGAATTTGTGGCAAGGCAGAACGCGTTTCCCCGGCACTCATACCCCCGGAGCGCGATAGATTTAAATGTAACGAATGCTGCTGTAGAGCAGGCTAGGAGAAAAAATGCAGAATAGGACAAGCAAGTTTATTGTTGCTATGCTAACACTTATGACGATAGCGTTCACAGTTCAGATCGCCGTCCTCTACAATGAGGTGACAGAGCTGCGTTCCCAAGTAGATGGCCACGCAGAGGACGTATATGTTCTAATGAAGTCTGACGGTGCAAGACTCTATACAATAATGGACACGGTTATTCGAGTCTTTCATTACGCGAAACCGCACAAGGGCCCCACTTGGGCTTGCCCAGAGTGCGCTGAGATACATGAAAAGACTAAGAAAAATGGCGGTAAACCCGCAAACGACAAGCTGGTAAACATTATCCAGCAGCGTGCACTCGAACATGTCTCCATAAAGCCATGAGATACAGTGATATCTTAGGAATACTTGCACTTACGTCTTCTATCGCCCACGGTTTCACACCTTCTCATGTGACGGAACTTTTACTATGGGCCACCTACATACTTCTAGTGAAAGAAAGAAATGATTCTATCCGACGCGCCCGCTGAACGCGCAGTTCTCGCAGCCATTTGCCGCTACGGTTCCGAAGCCTATCACGATGTTGCAGACATTGTTGATGAAAAGAGCTTTACTATAGACTCGAACTCTATGATTTATGCATGCCTTAAGCATGTGATGGAAAAGGATGACAATCCATCCATAGATCTTCCTACTATCCTATCTGGC